CAGCTACATGGTGCGGCATGGCATTTCTGTTGGCGCGCAGGTGGAGTGCATGGCATACAAAGTGCCTATCTGCGGTGCAACGATCTGCGGCACATACTGGCGGTCCAGTACGTTGGGCTGGTCGTCCAACGGCCTGCTGAACGTCGGCGGACAGGCAGAAGCATTCCTGGACAGCCCGAAGATCACGGGTACAATCCCCCGGATCAGCACAAAGGGATGGAGCGGCGGACAAACACTGGATGCTACGCCGCAGATGGACGCTTACAAAATCCACCCGGCGGAATCCGGCGACGGCACGGCAACTGGCGAGAAGCCGCAGGCGGCCACGCTGGGCGCAAGTTCCGCCGCTACGGTATCGAACGCCGTAAAGGTGGAGGTGTTCAAGGTAAAGCCCCGCGTCTGCGGCAGAGCAAAGTGTAACAAGTAACGCTGCAACCGCCCCGGACAGGGGCTTTTATTATGCAGGGAAAGGAGAAAGAGCATGGCTTTTTTCACAGATACTTTTCTGAAAGCCCGCCGCGAAGAACTGCTGCGGGCGGTGAGCCGCTTCCAGTACCAGCTTAACGGCAGTACATGGAAAGACGGCGAAATCAACTCGAAGCAGGTTGTCGGGAACGCCGTCGTGGTGTACGTCAACGCTCCGTCGTCCGGCCAGAAAGACACCATCACGGCGGTTCGTGTGTATGACCGCAACGGTGAACTGGCCGGGAGCCAGACCGTGAGCCTGACCCGCGACAGCGTGAACGCCGGACTCCTGCGCTTCACGTTCCCGCTGGTGGAAGCAACGTAAAGGAGGACAACAGGTTATGCACAATAGAACATTCTGGGTAGACCAGGTGGAGGATCAGGACGGCCAGGTTATTCAGCAGGGTACGCTGATCGACCAGGAGCACTTGAACAACATGGAGGTCGGCATTTCCGACATCCATCTGGCATACCGCATCATTCAGAACGTCGTGCTGTGGTTTGGCCGCAGGCTGGGTGTGCTGGAAACTTCCAGCAACAGCCACGACACGGACATTGCCAGCATCAAGTCCACCGACACCACGCAGAACAGCCGCTTGTCGGCGGTGGAGTCGGAGATTGCCGCGGAGGTCAAGGAAGTAACCCTGACCGCGAACAGCAATCCGTGGCCGTTCTGCACAAAGGAAACGGCGGTGGCCCTGACGACCACCCGTAAGAACACCAGCTATGACGTGGACGTGGCTGTCAAAAGCTATTCCGGCGGCAGGCTGGGCGACATTACCGTGAGCGACAAGCTGGTGAACGGCTTCAAGCTGACCCATGACGGCAGCGCAAAGACTGTTGTTGTGGCCGTGAAAGTGACAGGAGGTATGAAGTAACATGAAAGTTGTAGAGCTGAACGAAGGCCGGAAAATCGAGTACGAGTTGAACGGCACGAAGCTGGACTTTGCGGACGGTACGCTGACCGTGAACCTGGCAAAGTACCAGCGCGACAGCGATATTACCAAGACGGTGATCGGTGACAAGGACGGCAACCTGTTGCTGATCGACAAGCCCGATACCCTGCCCGAAAAGAACGCCGATGGCCGCTTCTATGTTGCCATCGTCGAGATTCCGGCGACCGAGTATGAGGAAGTGGAAGTTGAGGGCGAGACCGAAAACGTGGTCATGGCCGCCGCAGAAGTGGCGGACGAGAACGACAACACCGAGGACACCGCACCCAAGACTCACATTGAGCGCAAGGCAAAGCCGCTGGACACCGACAAGGTGACCTTGAGCCTGTGGAGCGTCGAGGACTTCAACATTCTGTAAGGAGGTAAAAGACTATGGCAAACAATTTCGAGGCAGCCGCATTTGCATTGCAGTGCGCATTTCCCAAGAACAAAATTCTGATGGACGACAAGGGTATGCCGTCTGTCTTTGTGTGGATTCCTGCGTTCCGCCTGTGTGATGTTCTGTCCACCACCAGCACCGACATTCACCCGGCATTCCGTGTGAACGGCAAGGAAATCGCAGGCTTCTACTTTGGCAAGTACCAGACCAAGGTTTACAACGAGCGCGCATACAGCCTGCCCGCAGAAGATCCCACCGTAAGCCAGAACTTTGACTGGTTCGCCAGCAAGACCAAGGCGAACGGCACGGGCTGGCATGAGGCCACCGTTGCCCTGTGGTGCCACAAGCGCGGATGTGAGCCGCGGGGCAATAATAATTACGGCAAGGACACGAACGAGTCCACATACGATGCAATTCCCGCACCTGGCGTGCAGGACAGCGGCAAGACCGCCCGCGTGCTGACGGGTACTGGCCCGCTGCCGTGGAGCCACAACGGCCAGATGGACGGAATCTGGGATATGAACGGCAACGTGTGGGAGTGGCTGCTCGGCCTGCGTCTGTACAAGGGCGAACTGCAAATCATTGCAGACAACAACGCCGCCGACAACTCCGTATCCACTGCTGCTTCCAGCGCAGCATGGAAAGCAATCCGCGCCAGCGACGGTGCGCTGATTACTCCCGACGGCAACGGCACGACCTCCGGCTCCATCAAGCTGAACGTCGTGTCCGGCAAGGCTGTGTGGGACACCACAATCACCGACCAGAAAGATGAGGGGCGCGGCTGCTCGTTCAAGGACATTACTGCCGGTTCTGCTGTGGGCGACGCTGCAAAGCTGGTGCTCATGGCACTGGCGCTGATGCCGGATGCCGCTCTTACTGGCACTGGCATTGATACCACCTATGGCGGCGATTATTTCTGGTTCAACAACGGCGCAGAAGAGCGGCTTCCGAGTCGGGGCGGCGGCTGGAGCAATGGCGGCAGCGCTGGCCTGTTCTACTTGGGCCTCAACTATCCGCGCGGCGATTCCAACTGGGACATCGGGGGCCGTTCCGCTTTTGTGGAGCTGCCTGCTGAATCCTGATAAGCTGTCGTCCTGCGCGGTAGCGCAGGACAGAAGCGAAAAATAAAAACCAGAAAGCGCGGTGGGCCAGCGGGCCGCCGCGCCGATTTTTTGGAGGTGTTGACTGTGCCGAAAGAAGCCGACGTGCCGCCCCAGCAGGGGAAGCCCGAAAAGGGCGCGGGAGAAAAGAACGACGAGAAAAAGGTGGAGCCGTTTCATCTTAGGGAAAAGATCGAGGAAATGGTGGACTACGGCTACCCGTTGACAATGAGTTTTCCACGGAAAGACCGGGAACTCGCGGACGAGTTGAAGAAATCCATTCTGACGATTTACCGCCTGAGTATCGAAATCGACCGCAAATATTTTAAGAAAACAACGACCCAGAATCTCGATGTGGAACTAGACGTGCTGCGCGGAATGGTACGGCTGGCGGCGAGTAAGAAGTTACACGGGGGCAAGTACCCGCCGCCACTTACGATGCACCAATACGAGGTGTGGGCCAAATACAACGAGGAAATAGGCAAACTGCTGGGCGGCTACATAAAGACGCTATAAGCGGTTTGCCGATTTTCATACATGGGAATGTACTATACTCGGCTTCCGAATCGGGGCGGCAACTGGAACAATGGCGGCAACGCTGGCCTGTTCAACTTGAACCTCAACAATCCGCGCAGCAATTCCAACTGGAACATCGGGGGCCGTTCCGCTTTACACCACGTCACATTATGTGCGGCGACATCACGCTGGATATGGGGGCTGTGATCTACGGGTCATAGTCGGTGCGTGTGTCTAAAGGAGCGCATTTCCATTCCGGGCAGACAACCCGGAAAAATTTTGAATTGCCGTGGAGGCGGTAACGTCACACACGGCGACGGTGAAAAGAGGCAGAAATGCCAGGTAAAATAAAAACAATTCAAAACGCATGGGCGGTCATAACGGAGTTTGAATATCTCTGCGAGGCCGACCATAACGCCCGCAAGGGAAAACGATACCGCCAAGAAGTTTTAGCATTTACTGCGGCGTTTGAACACAACCTGTTTGTGATCCAAGCGCAGATGCAGGGCGGCACATACATTCTCGGCCCGTACCGCAAGCTGTGGGTTTTCGTACCAAAGAAGCGTTTGGTGATGGCTCTGCGCTATCCTGATCGTATCGTACAGTGGAGCCTATACCAGTACCTCAACCCGATATACGACAAACTCTTTATCGAGGATTCGTATGCGTGCAGGAAAGATAAGGGCAGTCACAAAGCGGCACAACGCCTGCAATACTGGATGCGGCAGGTCAGCCGGAAACCAGACGCGAAGTGGTACTACTTAAAGCTGGATATATCCAAATTCTTCTACCGGGTAAACCATGCCAAGCTGCTAGAAATTTTATCCAGAAGAATCAAAGACCCGGAGTTGATGCGCTTCCTGGACAGCGTGATAAACAGTCGGGCAGAAGCCTTTGGCCTGCCGCGCGGGAAAACACCGCAAGACACGCCGCCGGAAGAATGGTTATACGACGTGGGTATGCCGATAGGCAATCTCACAAGCCAGCTTTTCGCAAATATCTACATGAACGAGCTGGATCAATACGCCAAGCACGTTCTGCACATCCACTACTATATACGGTATATGGATGATGTAATTGTGCTGGCCGAAACGAAAGAACAGCTCCAAGAGTGGAGAGAGAATCGAAGCATTCCTGCGGGATGAATTGTTCCTTGACCTGAACGACAAGACCTGCATCCGCCCGGTGAGCATGGGCATTGAATTTGTAGGAGTGCGGATTTACGCAACCCACATGAAACTGCGCAAGTCCACCGTCGGCAGGTTGAAGCGAGAGGTCAAGAAGATAACGGAGATGTACGCCACCGGGGAAATGAGCAAGGAAGATTTTGACCGCCGCGTTGCCAGCATCAAAGGACTGCTGGCGCACACGCAGAGCGCAAGCCTGCGCGGGCGGT